ATTTTTTACAAAACCTAAACTAGATAAATCTAACCCCGCTTCTGGTACTTCTGAAGAGTTAAACGAGTCTTGAAAAGAGGACATACCTAGATCAGGTGCGGATGTTCCTCCATCACCTACTACATTTTTAAAATCTTGACTAGTCATCGATCGCCTAGTTTCATTTAACATATCTTGAATGGTACTGTAAGTACCTGCTCTATTACTTGACATAACAGACTCAGTACCGAGCTTAGAAGGTATGCCATTAGAAGTAGGTAAAGAAGCAGAATTAAGAGGTTTAATCTCGTTTATAATCTCTTTTAATTCTTCTTTTAAGACTTCTCTGACTGCTTCTTTTATTAAGTTTTTGAATAATTGTACTTTCATAATTATAAATATTAATATATTAAATATCGTTATCTATAATAAATCTAAGTTCATCCACTAGTATCTGTGTTGATGAACTAAATGATTTATCTCCTGTATATCTAACTATTCCAAATCTATCTTTAGCTATAGCTTGTCGTAAAGGAGCGATACTTTCTGTGTCAATAACGATAATTTCTATAGAGTATGTAGTTCCTCTAGGAGTTGTGTGAAAGAATTTATCAGAGCCAACAAAAGTCCCTTGTTCAGGTGCGTCAGGAATAAGATTATTAGTTTCAATACAGCTTTTTATATTTGCATCTATAGAACTTATAATATTTTTAAGATTTGATATTATGTTTAATAGTCCTGAGGTTCGAGAAGTTACAGTGCCGGATATTATATTGGCGATTATGGTAATTTCAATATCTATCTGCTTAGATAACTCTTTTAATTTTTCAAATGTGTCTGTTACTCTGATAGGAGCAGGAGTAGGTAGTGATCTAAGTAGAACTAATGCAGCGTTAAAGGCTGTTAAAATAGTTGTAAGGGGAGTAGTGATAGAATTGATTCTACTTAGTCTAGATTCTAGTTTTACAATGATATCCGATATATTTGATAGACTTTTAGATAATTCTTGTAGTTTTTGCTTGTTAGAACAGTTTTGTAGAAGTTCTTCTTGTATCTGATTAAGTTTTCTCCTAAGTTCTACTATGAGCCTAGCCTTTATATTACCTAACAACAAAGCTATACTAGAAGATAGTAAAGATGACGGAATATTAACAAAAGGCATATTATCTTCCTGAATCTATAAAGACTTTAGTAGAATTTATCTTCTCTAGTAGCTCTCTTAACAAGTTAAGCTCAACTTGCATTACAGAACCTAGAACTTTTAACTCAGATACTGCTTGAATAGGTTCAACTGATAGGTTTCTCAATGTATTTGCAGTTTCTTGTACTAGAAATATGAATTCTTCCATTAATTTCTTATTCTGTCTACCTAAAACAGCAGGTTCACGTAGATTTTCAGGTAAAATCAGTGAATTCCCCCCTAAATTAATGGTTTTTGCATCTAGGGAAATAACGGAGTCTCCATCAATATTTACCTGTTTTCCATTAATTCCTACCGAGTTTTCCCCTGAAATCAGTGTATTATCACGTTTACTATTAATGATTACTCTGTCAGAGTTAAGAATAATCTGTTTTCCTGAGTAAGATTCAGGGGAAATGGGAGGATTTAGATAGGAATCTCTCTTTTTATTAGCAATATTGACAGGAATCTTGTGATTTGATGTCAAATATATAGAACTATCATCAAAATTTACATTTTCTGATCCGTTTTCATCAAAAGTTGATGTATTTCTTATAATAGTTATAGGAAAAGGCTGGTCTGAGGTATTAAAAGGAGAATAGAATGAATTAAATCTTATGCTTTGACCTCCTCTTCCTTGTAAAAGAGTATCGCCAGGTAAAGGTTTTAGACCTTTTACAGAGTTCAGTTCAAAATAATCATCGTTTGGAAAGCTTTCTTCATCATAATGTTCGTTTTGAGCATCGGGAGAAGATTTATAGATATCTGGGAGGATGTTATTATTAGGTTGATTCCAGATATTAGCTATAGACTTATAATAAAGTTTGGATGAATTAGAAGAAATAGAAAGATTTTCTGATGGTCCGTAAGAAATCTCCACTATTTCCCCTGGAACAGGGTATGTGTTCAGATCTGAGTAGTATTGATAGGCAAAAACTTGTTCCTGTCTGCCTAAAAAATTAAATACAATTCCTCCTACAGATAAATCTCTTCCGTTAATAAAGTACTCGGGGTCTGAATTGTCAAATACTACTTTGATAACTCTGCCGAATTTAGCCGACTGCGACTTAGCTTCATTAGTTAGATTACTAGGTTTAGGAACTGGAGAGGAGCTATTATAATTATATGACCCCATACATACTACTTTTGAGTTGAGGATGTATTTTCAGGTAGGTCTTGTGCTATCTGGTCTAAAATTGCATTGATTTCCATTGGATCAAAGATGTCAGACTGAGTTCCTGCAGTTGCTGATTCAAGTCTCTGAACTAATTGTGCCATTTTAATTAAATGTTCGTCATTTTTGACTGAGATCTCTAAATATTCTTTTATCATAGGAACAACAAGAGTGGCATCATCAATTCCCTCTATTAATCCCTTTAATTCTCCAATCATAGCACTTATCTGCTTGTCTTTTTTACGAGAATTATCATAAATTTCTCTAAATATATCAGAAAGGGTCTTATTGTCGAAGATAACGTTATCGTAAGCCATATCTTTTTAGTTATAAATAGTTTATCACAGATTTTATATAAGCTGTATCAAACCTTTTTCAAACTTATCGTAATATAGCTCGTAGAATCTTTTCTTAAGTACAGATATTACTTGAGTTAGATGTGGAGTCTTGCAATCTGTTATCTCTCTTATGTAAATGTACAATGCCTTTTTACGAAAAATTTCTATATCCATCCTCGTTTTGAAAATAGTTAGTATAGCATCAGCAATTTTACGATCTGATTCTTGCTTGAATAGAGTAGTCATCTCGTCATACATTAAGTCGACATATACATCTATAAATTCAGATAAAGTTAGAGCTCTAGAATCATATAACTCATCTGGATCTAAAGCTTCGGCTTCGAATTCTTCTAAAGTCCCTCTACGTTTAAGCTGTTTGTAATTCTTATTGTTATAATTAATTAACCACCTCTTTATAATAGTACCAAAATAAGAATAAGCCTTAGCTCCGACTTCAGGCCTAAATTTGTGAATCTTCTCCTCTAATAGAAGTGTTACTAGTTTATGTTTAAGGTCTTCAACGTCGTCTGTGTCTGTATAATAAAACTTAAAGGTATGTATAATATTTTCTGCAAGCTTATAGAAAGGGTGGTATATATGATCGGAAAATATACGAGCCCTTTCTATTGGATCTGTTGAATTATTATATCTTATTATAGCATCTTGAGTATCCTCGTTGAAATAGTTCGATTTACTTTTTGCTCTTCCCATCTATTTCTACTACAATAAAATTATTTAGTAACTCTTGAATCTCTTTTAGATACCTAAAAAAAGATCCTACTTCATCATCAGCTTCGAAAACACCTCTATCGTCAATTTGATTAATAAGAGAACGTGACTCAGTTACTATTTCTGAAACTTTTTTCACATATTCTTGCTGATTCATAATTATAGTTTCATACTCTTGAATAACATCTTCATATTGTTCAACTTTTTTAAGTAAATTAGTAATACCGAAGTAGATTGTAAATACAACTGCTACCAATACTACTAGTACTGTTACGGATAAAAGCATATTATAAGTCTTTAACTAGGTTAAGAAGTCCGTTTGATCCTGGAATCGATTTCTTTTCTTTTGATGCTTTATCTTCCTTAGAAGACTGCTGCCATCTTTGATATTCATACCTTGCTGCAAGAAAATCTGCTTGATGCAAGATGTAAACAAGATTTGTTCTGAATTTGGCATCAGGAGAATGTGAAATAAAGTAAGGCTTGTTAACATCCTCATATACTCCGTCATGTGCTCTTATGGCAAGGTATTCGTTTTGAGTTAACGCTATACCAAATTTTTGAAGTATAAACAAAGACCTGTCAGCAAGAACCATGAAAGGAAGATCTGGATTGTTTAGGAATAGTTCTTGAAGCTTTTCTTGTCTCCATTTATCTTTTTGAGGAATATAACCTTCTAATTCTCCGTCTCCAATCTTACCCAGATCGTGAAATAAAGCAGCCATGGCAAGTTCTTCATCTGTGAAGTCTATAGGAGTTCCTACTTCTTCCCAAAGAGTCTTAGTTTTAAAAGAGAACTCTACTACTCTATTAACGTGATCTATATAACCTCCGACAAAGGCATTATGATAAAAAGCTCTACCTGAGGCCGGAGAAGTAATCATCTTGTCTTCAAGGCTATTTAGCATGTTCATCACTTCCTGTTTTCTTGAACTAGTAATAAAGTGATCAACAATCTTGATATGTCTTTCCCAATTCTCTAGTAATTGTTCTGGAGATAGGTTCATCAGTCTTGGACCTCTGTATTTAGTAAAGTCTGGATATCACTAATAACTTCTATAGACTTGTCTATGTACTTGTATGCATCTTCTCTTTCGTCTCTGAAGGTATGATAGCCTACAAGCTTAATCATAGATTCAAGTTTTTCGAGTTTGTTTGAAACTAATTCTTTGTTTCTCATTAATGTTAAATATTAGATTGTAAATTGAATTTATAAAACCAGTATTAAGATTTATACTGGATAAGATAGTATAAGAAATTATACTAAGAATAACAACTATTATATTATATTATTATTA